CGTGCTGAATACTTCATATCAAAACCTTATCAAATAACGAATGGCGAGATACGGGTTTTCAATATCGATGGCACTTGCGTTGGCGGTCAGGTTTGATTGGTTGAACGACCCGCTTGCACTGCCGTTAATCGTGTGAGAGTGACTACCATTGCCAGAACCAGCCGAAGAAGTTTTGCCGCGAACAGCGGTGTTATTAGAAGCCACAAAACCATACCGGAAGTTAGTGTCAGATATGGACCCAGATAGAGCGACCTGATTGTTTGCTGTTGCCGAAGCCTGACCAGTAGCATTACTGGTGTCATTCGTCGAAATGAAATGCGTATGAGCCTGTAGCGGAACGTTTGCATTAGCAGTAGCAAAGTTATCGCTGACACTGACGTTTTTGTTGGCTGACGGAAACGAAATATTAGGCGTTTGATCCGCCAATGCAGTATTGTTTTTTGCAGCAAAGCCCCGGTTATTACTCGCGCCAATAGCCGCCCGATCAGTGAAGTCCGGCAGGTTAAAGTTAGAGGCATCGGGGTTGCCAAAGGTCGTGCCGATCACAGCAAACAAATCAGCGTATGTGGTGCGCGACACAGCTGAACCGTCACAATATAAAAAGCCGGACGGAACAGAGGCTTTCGACCAAGGCATGATCGTCCCTACCGGTAGGTAGAGAGCGGTATCACCTTTGATTTTGGAGTATGTAGCCACTTAGGAGTATGTAGCCACTTAGACCTCCGTCAAACGCCAGCCTTTGCCGCTTGTGCTGTTGTAAACCAAACCAAAAGCTGCTTCGTCTGTAGAGACCGTCATGTTCTCCTCTAATCCTTGAATTCTTTCTCCGTTTCGATCGATAGTAATGTTGTTAGTTGCAGCACTTCCTAAGTCAATAATCTTGACGGTGTCGCCACGATTCGGGGAAGCAGGTAACGTAAGTGTTACCGCACCACCAGAAGTATCTACAAAATACCCTGTACCTTTAATCAGTGCTGTATTGCCTGTAATGTCGGTAGAGTTCCATGTAAAACCGCCGTCGGGAGCAACCAATAGATCAACTACCCCGGCTCCAGATCCAGTTCCTTCTAAGTAGACTATCTTAAAAGAGAGAGGCGACACAGCAACTGTGTTTCCACTGCCTTGCTTAATAGTCTGAGTCCCGATTGTAATCGTAGATGCTGTTGATCCGGTGAACTTGAGAACTGCGCTACGAGCATTGTCCAAAGAGCCCTGCGGAATGGACAAGGATGTTGTTCCTGCGGTAATGGCGATAGTAGCAACCCCGCCGATTGCCTGCTCGATAAGCTCTAGATTTCGGTTTGTAGTCGTACCCCAGACACCGGCCTGCTCACCGGTTGCCATAAGTTCGATACCAAGATTACTGTAAGTAGAAGCCATTACGGTCTTACCTCATTCCAATTACGGGACGGGGTGCTCACCGTCGTCCAGCTATTTGATGTATTTTCGTCAACGTCATTATACACTGGTTCTGGATCTTGACCAGTATTTACAAGACCCCAAACAGTTACTTGACCAAGCCCGGCTGTTGCTGCAACACCAGTAACTTTATAAATCGTAACTTGGCTGACGGTGCCGAGACCTGTTGTTGCTGCGAGGCCAGTGACAGACATGTTAGCGTCAGCCTTGACTGTTTCTTCGCCCAAGGATGATGTGGCTGCGCCGAGCGTGACAGCAACATTCACACCCGTTCCTTCGACAACCGTAACGTCGTCCACAGATCCTGTAGCAGCAGCCAGTGTCACAGATGCGTTTGCATCAGCGACGACAGTGACACTACCGACAGCAGTTGTGCCTGCGTTACCGAATACTGGGTGGATGTTTTCAAGAGCAACAGCGACAGAGTTCACGGAGCCGGTGGCGGATACACCAGCCGGCACAATCGTTACATTCGGGCTAATACCCAAACCACCAAACGATACTTCCGAAAATGCTCTATTTGAAAACGCCATGCTCGATTATACCAGAGCGGAGCCGGACATCCAAGCAACCAGTGTTTGCCTTTTACCTTTAGTTACAGGGGTGACTCTATGCTCAAGCCAAGACGGAAAAACTATAACAGTGCCGCGCTTACGAAGGACTGGAACATCTTCGACTCGGCCTCCGTGGTGACGAAACTGGAAGTCTCCTCCCTCATACTCGTCCGGATTGGTAAGCTGAACGATTACACTAACCTTACGCATATCAGGGCCTAGCTCAGACGTATCCATGTGCCAATCGTAATGCTGCTCTTTGGTGTACTCTGTGAACTGAACTGACGAGATAGAGTCGATATGCATGTTCCAAGCAGAACTATTAGCCTGATGCCCAAAACCGCTGATAGCGTTGCGTATAAAGTTATCATCTATCCAGCGAACATTTGAATCACGTGTATCCTCCACCAGATAGCCTCCACTCTCTTTACCTCCTACAACCCCTTTCTCAGGTGTAATGTCTTGAGCAAGCGAGATTATGTAATCGCACGTTTCACTTGAGAGTTCTTTTTCCCAAGCCCAAAATAAAGGATCAACTGGTATCAAGAGTCAGGCTTCCAGACGCGCACAATACGGAGACCGACATCGTTATGGTTGGTGATGACGGTGTCTGAAGTTATATGAGTAGGTGTATCGGCTGCGATAACGTTACTATTCGAGGTCACTACATTTTCCGTGATTGTATACAGCGTGTTGTCGCTTTTAGGCTCTAGCGTAACAGTCCCGTGAGCGGGTAGTTCTCTGAACTCTTTGACCCAATCGCCTTTCGGACCGCCGCTTGTAATGAAGCAATACATCTTCGCACCAATAGGCAAGCTGAGTTTCGAGTGCTCGTTTCTAAAAGACCACTTTTGGAACGGGAACTCTCTATATTCTGCTATATCGAAATCTTTACCGTGTGTATCAAGCTTCAATACATTCCCGAATCTACGAAACTTTGGGTTCGCCCACCCATACTCGGACTTCATGTATTCCATGAAACCTTCGATATCTTGCTCAGTGTGTCTGTCGTCTAAATCCCACTCAAGTTCATTAGCACCTTTAGCAATGAAGTTACTGTCATAGGACTTGATAAGATAAGGGCGATCAGGGTGGATTTGACCCGTCCCCTTCATCATATCTGTTGTCTTCTGACGCTCTAGATAAGCGTTGTGCTCATCCACAACCACTAAACTAAACGCTACTTCGTTTAGATATAGTTTGTGCTTCTTGAATTTTAGGTTGTTGTTAATCAGCATTGAGTGCATCCGACGCAACAACCGCAACCAAGTCTCTACCAAAACGTTTTACGGTCCTAGTTACTGGCGTTATTGCTTCTCGGATTGCTTTTTGAATAGCGTCTTTTGAGGCTACAACGTCAACAGTTTCTCCGTCGTCTTCAATGACAGCGGGAACAATAATACGAGCTTGCTCTCCGTCATGAGTGTAAACAACCATGTAATCATCGGTTGCATCATCAAAATCTATAACACGGTACTCTGTCATTTTTTCACCCACATAGTGTCTCGATATAAGCTGTTTTTGCTGCCGCGTTGACGGCGTGTGAAATCCAACTTGTCTAGTTCCTTTTGATTCATTGCACGGATTTCTGCTTTCTTGCTGAAACCGCGCTTGAACGGAATTACCTGAACAATAGGCTCTCCACGTGGGATCATTATACTGCCTTCTGTCGGTATTAGGAAGCCAGGGAAGTTGATGTATTCAAAATATTTATCAGTATCCACGATGCCTGAAATAGCTTCGAAGTATTCGAGGTCACGGTTTACAGGGGGCACAAACATGCACGACCAGCCTGGAGGAGTGGTTATCTGCCAGTAGTTAATAAACTTTAGCGGAGGCTTGGGTATCTGTGAGTGACCAACTATTTGAGCATGGCTGTGCTCTTCAAACACAGTTTCAGAAAACTCTGTGGTCCACTCAACGTCCGCACCATTATTGGTAATATTAATGTAAATATCAGCGGGAGCACCAATCAACCATCCCGTTTGCAGGATATCAATGAATGGGGGACACCGTTTTATCGTCTTATCTTTCGGGCTGCCGTTTACAAACGGCTTCAACCTTTTGAACCATTCCGGCATTACTGTCCTTGCGGGGACAGGGTCGGGAATAACGTCTTTTAAGTGAGGATATGTTGTGAAGGTTATCTTCGGGTCTCTACGAAATATCATTGCCTCGTCCAGTTTACTGTAACACCACCGCCAGACCCAACAGTCACCGCTACAGCTTGTTGGGCTGTGTTAATTGTTACAAGATTTGATGCGTTACTGCCAGCACTTCCTGCATTACCGGAAGCTCCTGCGTTGCCGCTGCTTCCGGCAGAACCAGGGTTTGCGTTCCCGCTTGATCCTGCATTGCCTGCTGCACCTGGATTACCAGAGCCGCCTGCATTAGCTCCACTACCATTATTACCGTTTGCTCCAGTGTTACCTGACGAACCAGGGTTACCGGAACTGCCGCTGTTTCCAGATACGCCTCGACCACCACGGCCACCGGCTCTACCATTACGACTAGAGTTGCCAAAACCACCGTTGCCAGCATTGCCAAACGGACCACCATTACCATCGGGCGAACCAGTACTTCCTGTTGGTCCAAGGTTTTGACCAGACGCTCCGCCGTTACCGCCGCCGCCCCCAGCACCACCGTTACCCCTTGCGCCTCCGTTACCGGCAGAGCCTGGATTGCCAGCAGAGCCTGGATTGCCAGCGTTACCAGCATTGCCCCTAGCACCAGCAGGACCATTATTACCGGGGTTACCGTCAGTGCCAGCATTAGCCGTGCCACCAGCACCTCCTGTCCCGCCCGTCCCAGCAGCACCTCCTGTCCCAGCAGCACCACCAGAAGCCGTTACGAAATTACCAAAGGTTGTATCGACACCAGCATTCCCGTCAGTACCAGCATTCCCCGAGTTGCCAGAAGCTCCTTGGTTTCCGGCAGTTCCGGGGTTACCCGAGCCACCAGCAGTTGCCCCCGTTCCAGCATTACCAGCATTACCGTTCGCCCCAGACGTTCCGGGATTACCCGACGAACCAGAATTAGCGTTACCCGCAGCACCCGCGTTGCCATTTGCCCCAGTGCTACCAGCATTACCAGCACCTCCCGCATTGGGTGTTCTATTAAACCCGGTGTTTTCGGCATTACCTCGAGCACCGCCATTAGCCGGGCCAGCAACACCACCACCGGCATTGCCGGGGTTACCGTTTGCGATAGTATTTCCGGCAATGGGGGTGTTGGTAATACCGTTCTTGCTGCAGAAAAAACCGCCAATACCAGTGTTTCCCTGACCGCCAGCACCGCCACCGCCACCACCGCCGCCATTACCAGTTGCACCAGCATTACCAGTTGCACCAGCATTGCCATTACCGCCACCACCGCCATTCCCGGCAGCACCGTTGTTACCTGGGTTTCCGGGGTTGCCTGCGTTTCCAGCGGCCCCAGCGGCCCCAGCGTTACCTGCTGTACCGGCATTACCAGTCGCACCTTGGTTACCTGGATTTCCGCCATTGCCCGGTGTACCTGTACCGCCCGTAGCGTTTACAGTTACCTTGTGCACACCCGGGGGAAGGTTGAAGGTACCACTTGAGTTAAACGTCTCACTGCCGCCAGGGTATAGCGGGTCATACCGTGTTGCGGTACCGACGGAGGGCATTAGCTTACCTGTTCAGCAAGCGTGGTGAAATCAGAGGGAAGATCGCTACTTTGAGTTGCGTACCACGGCTTGATGTATTTATCAGAACCGTCGTCGGATTCCCAAACCACACGGTCATATGTCAGGACCGGGGAGTTGGTGAAGATAACAGGGTCGCCATTATCGTCCTCATACCATGTAGAAAGAGCGCGTAGGTCATCCAACGGATCAGTGTAGTCTAAGTTGACGTATGTGATATTGTTTTGATCAAGCCACTGACGAAACTGTGCAGACGCAGCTTGACCTACCTTCGCATGGAGATGGATATTTTCATACCGGACTGTCATCTTATGCCTCGTAGAAAGATAAGCTTACGTAAATATTAGTGTCACCCTTAATCAGCAAAGCCGTGTAAATGGTCGTCTTATTAGCCGACGAGTTTACAGCAGGCTGCGTCGAAGAGTTGTTATACACTATACTATAACCGCTCGGTGCTGCCAACGTGAACGTCCGACCACCAGTAGCATCCTGAACAGCGATAATCGTTACTGCCCGAATGGACCCCGTAATCAGGTCGTCGGTAGTCGGAAGCGTCACGGTTGTAGCCCCCGTCAAAGTGTACCTAGCATTCAACTGAATATCGGGAACAGTAAGCGACCCCGAAGCAGAACTAACAGAAAACAAGTTTTCTTCCGTGCCGTGGAACTGGAGGTCTTTGGTGACAAGACCGTCGCCATCAAACGCCCCGCTATCGTCTTTGTAGATAGCACGTTCGGCAGGCTGGGAACAAAAGACTGTTTTTGTGCCAGCACCCCAGTTAACTGCACTACCCCCATTGGAGCTTTCTAAAACACTGTCACGAGATAGCGTTGTGCCAGAAGACGTGTACGTGCCGACCCCAACCTCAAAATCAACATCATCTGTGATGACGTAGTAAGTCTTGTTTCCGTCACCAATAGCAGCAAATGATTGAAAGCCAGTTTCCGCACCAGCAAGCGTAACCGTTCCAGTACCTGTCGTGGTAGTGGTCTCTTTTACACGGTCTTTTACGACAGGAACTACCATGTAGTCACCTACGCGATGCGAATGATGGCGTTACTTGCGTCAGCCGTTGGGAACTGAATTGTGAAGTCACCGTTGGTGGACGTTTTATCGGAACCAAAATCCAACACGCAAACAGCTTTGTTGCTGTCGGTGCTGTTGTAAATCAAAGCACCACGAGCCGTGATTGTGGAAGACGCAAACGTCAAATCGTTAAAGTCGGTAAACGCGGTTGTTCCCGAGCTAGTCGGTGCAACATTTGTCAGTGTGCCGCCGCCTGGGCTGTAACCAGTTCCGGTTATTTCGCCGATACCACTACTTGCATATGCGCTAGTGCCCGCGTCAAGACTTGCACTGCTTGTGTGTAGGGACAGCTTGAAAGTGTCACCGCCAGAAGCAGAGAAGTTGTGTGTCCCAGTTAGCAACTCGGTTTTGAACGATGTAGCCATCGCTTGTGAAATAGTCATCACATTCTCCTAATAAGTTCTGCGACCTCGGCATGACCGTTTTCGCGTAAGATATTATACATGGTTGTTCGATCACTGTTAACTGCTTCTTTCATGTAGTGAACGAGCAGCGGACGAATAGCGTTCTTGAACGCATGTGCTTGATCCCGAATAGCAGGGGGAGCCTGGTCTGAGATTCCGATGATACGGTCTAAGCACCGCTCAACAATCTCTTCGGGTTTGTGACCACGGTTCTCCGTAGTCGTTACCGATACAATCGGGGTCTTGGGTAGGTTTATGCCTACTTCAAACATTAGGTTTTACCTCTACGTACCAGACCGCCGCTATATGCGTCACCGGTCTGCTTGGCCTCACCAAGATCTTTGAGTCGAGTAAGTGCTTCACCGAACTTCTGATCATAGTTTTGAATGACATCCGGTTCGCCCTTCATGAAGGTGTAAGCCTCAATCAAAGACCCATACAACATAGCGAATGGTGCGTTGTCACTCAACCATGTTTGGGCGGAATCCGCACCAGCGGTCAGGCTGGCGGGTCGGTAAAAGTAATGAAGCTCAACCGCATACGATGCGTCTGGTGTTGGAGCAACAATAAGGTTTCCTTCGTCGAACTCACCGTAATATTTGGGTAAACCCTGTGTCGAGGAGTTTGGGTTGTAGTCTTCAATAAAACTCACATCCTTGTGCTGCAAAAAAGACTTGTTGCTTGAGCTAGTAACTGACAAAGAAAACGATGAAAGATAGTCGTCCGGCAAAGCTAGATACTGGTTTCCGGATGAAAACGAGCTTGTAGCGTTACGCCGGAAAAATGTCAGTTGAACACTTTTCAGGATACGTTCTTCGCAGTTGCGGATGAACACAGGCAAGTTGCTAACGAAGGTGGTCTCTTCGTTTTCCGTGTAATCCTTGATTGCTTCTTTTAGTTCGCTGTATGTAAAACTCATGATGTCGTCACCGTTACCTTACCAACACTGGCCGTTGCCTCTAAGTTTAGACCACCCACTGGTTTGAACCCAAAATATGTATCAACGTGCGTGTCTGGACGTGGGTCACGTAGTGCCTGCGGGTCATTAATGTTCCGCGGCGGCGTGAGTTGCGGATGCTTGGGTTCATACTCGTCCGGGCCGACAAGCGCACCATTCCATTCACGCCTCATTTCTCTCAAGCGATAACGAAACCCGGAGCGATCCGAGATACCATAAGCTTTCTTACCTGCCGCAAAACGTGCCATTAGGTTACTCTCATGTAACTAATACTAGGAGTAAGCTTCAGTGCTACGCGATCCTCGTCCTCGTCCGCTGCACGTTGGAACATGTAATATGCGAGACCAGCAACCATGCAAGGTAGGAAACGGAAAGGAGCGTCAACATCATTAACAGCGGCATCGGCATCTTCTATCCTCTGGACATAATAATACCTTACCACATCTGTGCTGTTTTCAGGAGCAGGCCAGACATTTACTTTAGGTGCTGTCTGACGATTGAAGTACAGTTGCGACGGGCGACCAGTGGTGGTCTTTGTCGGAATGTTCTGATACTCGCTACGGCTGATCCTATCAACTTGAAAATCAGTGCCGTCTCGACGAACAACAACTTCGAGGATATCTACAACATCGGCTGTCAAAGTATACTCTGACTGACCTGAGACCATGTTGATTGTTCCGCTTTTTACTGTCCAAAGATTAACACCGCGGTTCGCCCAATCAGCAAACATGAGGTTCAAAGAACGACGAGCCGTACGCGCATCGTAGCCAGTGCGAACTTCCATGCCGCACCGCTCGAAGGCTTCTTCGACAATCTCTCCAACATCAAGCGTGAAGTCACGTGAACCTGACGTAGCCATCTACTTCTTCCTTCTCTTCAGTGCCTTGACTCGGCGAGGCTTACCAGCAGGCTGACCGAGGCGTTTCTTCTGAGCTATTCTACTACGTTTCTCTGACGCAGTCATTTCCTTTGCGGTCTTGGGGGTTTTCTTAGAGACGCGCTTTTTAGGACGACAATATGGCGTACCGCGCTTCTCACCCTTCTTACGGCCGCACGGCTTACCAGTGCGAACGTCAACCCATTCTTCTTTGAACCAGCGTTTTAGTGCTGCCCCCTTTTTAGTCTTTCGAACGGCCATATCGTTTTCTCCATAAGAAATCTCCAAGCCTGCTATTGACCCTAACAATAGCGTCTATGAAGCGACTATGCCAGAACCATCGACGCATGATTAATACATCTTTGTAGTGCGGTACTTGTAGGCTTGACCGTTTGAATATTTCTTTTTAACCAAGCCGCCCTTGGCTTTCTTCTGAGCCTTGTTGCCCCAGTTCTTTGCGCCAACTTTACGACACTTGGCGATTGCACCACTAGCGTAAGCACTCGGGAAAACCTTGTACCTAGCTTTTACTTTTCTGTAACAAGCATCTTTGGGCATTATCTTAGCTCCGTGAACGACGACTCTGGGGGCCACGCCGCCTTGCGGAGCGGGACTTCTTCTTCTTCATTGGCGGCTTGTTGATCTGTTTTGCCATCTGGCCTCGACTTATTGCCATGTAGACGTGCCTCCTTGTTGATCATTGAGTGAAGAAGCTCTGAGTTCTGCTCCACTTTCAATTCTATAACAGCCGTGCGCTTGTCAACAGCAACCAGTGTAACACATAGCCAGCCAACCCCAGCAGCAATAAGACCTGCAATAGCATTTTGAAGAGCTTCTTTCATATCACTACCACTTCTTACAGGACCAGTAGCCAGCACTAAGCTTTGACTTCTTCTGGTCACATTTGTGACGAGCACGGAATGATTTACGCCGTGCAGGGATATTCTTTTTAATCTTCATATTAGGGTCACCAAAGCGAACAAGGCGAACGCTATCGCCCTCTTTGGCGAGAACAGCGAACTTCTTCTTTTTTCCTGGCGTACGCTTCGGTTTGTTATAACCGGAAAACTTTTCGCCTCTGTAGGTAATACTCATTACAATGGCCCTTCATTTTTAATATACACAAATTCCATTGATGCGGACACATCAAAATCAACATTCGTGGTAGAAGTGGCACGGAACTCTATGTCTGTCTTCTCTTCAAAACGAAGAGGGACACTATAGCCTTGTAGCTGATTACCGTCCGTCATCGTAATTCTTTCCTTTGTCTGAAAAGTTTCATCATGAGGCCGAGAAATAAGACGTGTTTGTAGTACGGCTGGGGTGGTAGACGGGTTACCCGTTGAAATATTCGTTTGCATTAGGAAGGCTGTGTAACCTGCGGGAACAGTCCAAAGACACATCATCGTTTGGTTGTCGCCAAAACCGTCGATAGTCGCATACTTAACAGCGGGAACACCTGCTGTGACAGTGCCGGTCCCCAAGTAAATAGTGCCTTGGTTAAAAAGTTGGTCGCCAGCTGTAAGAACACGCATACGAAAAGTGCGTAGGAAAGACTTTGTAGTTGTTACTGGGGTTTGCCCGTCTAGGGAAAGAGTTTCTGACTGCTCGTTATAGTCAGCATCCAAGCCTTGAATCTCAACTGTGCGAGCACCCGTTCCTTCGTTTGCTGTATCGTTGCCAGAACTGCTTGAAAGTGTCATTTGTTGAGCACCGGGGGGATAGGCGTATATCCCACCCTGTGCCCAAATCGTCTCCTCAGTGTTAGAGACAGCAGCGTTGTGACCAAACTTAAACAGGTGTTTATGGCCGTCAATATGGCCGCGAGCGACCTGTAGCTCAAATGGCTCGGTAGTGCCAATTTGGCTGATTGATCGAACCTGGGTAACCATAACTCGTCACCTGTTATGTGGCGTTTTTAATCAGAACGCCTTCAAACATGGAAGAAACTTCTTGATCACCTGATGAGGATTGAGCTCTAACTTCAATGTCTGTTTTTTGTGTGAGCGGGAAGGGGCGAAGAAAATCATACTGAAACTGATTGCCTTGAACAGTCCACTGATGACCGGTGCGAAAAACTCCACCTGGAGCACGAATCCGAGTGCGAACCGTCACATAATTCGTTGTTGAAGTTGTACCAGTCGAGGCTGAGAATAAATCCATAAAAAGGGTCTTGCCTGCCGGAACCGTGTAAACAGCAACCATAGACTGCTGGTCACGAGCAGAGATATACAAGTAAGTGTTTGAGTTGGCAGTAACACTTATGTCACCAGCCGTAGCAGTGCCGCCAGCTACAAAACCGCGAAAAACTCGGAGATAAGAGTTAGCCGTAGTCGCTGAACCTGTGGCACCCAAAGTTACTGTCTCGTTGATTTCATTATAGTCAGCATCGAGACCTTCAATAAAAACGACTACACCTTGGTCGGTAGTATCCGTATTACTACTAGAGACCGTAAGAGTTGTAGCACTGGTCAGATAAGTGTATTGACCGCCCAAATCGCAAATGGTTTCGTCCGTAGTACCGACAGCAGGATTGTACCCAAACTTATAAAAACGTTGGTGGCCCGGTATAACACCTCGTGTAATCTGAAGGTTGAAGTCTTCAGTAGTGCCGAGGTCACTAATTGATCTAAAACGGCCCATTTTTTTCTCCTAATGTCCGATGTTGTGGCATCATTTTAACCTCTTTTCACGCAAAAAGAAAGGGCGGGATAAACCCGCCCTTTCCAGTACATCATCTGTACCTAGTGCTTATGCAGCACCCGGTGAACCGAACACGGCGCGCGGGTCACTAAAGCCGAAGCTGTAACGCTCACGGGCTTTGTAACGCATGTTGCCGGTGTCGAAATCCGGTTCCATTTGTGTCGTCAGAGCCAGACGCTCGAAGTGCTTGAAGCCATTCGGGGCATCTGTCTTGATGAAGAAGGCATCCGAGTCAGTCAGGTAGTCGTTGACTACATAACCCTCAGGAAGCAGACCCATCTGACGGATGGCGTTGATGTCGTTGTTGGCAGTCGCAACACGAAGTTCCGATTCCAACAGACGAGTTGCCACGAACTGAAGCTGACGCGGGATGATCAGCTTCGTACCGCGCAGGGCGATGATCAGACCACGCTCGTCGGTGTAACCGGCGATTTTGATCAGAGCGTCTTCCAGCGAGGTTTCGTTCAAGTCAGCAGCCGTTGACGGCTCATTCGAGAACGTACCGCCATTGGTCAGCGGGTGGTCAGTGGCGCAAAGTTCTTTGCCGTCGCCGCCTTTAACAGTGCTATCAAAAGCATTGTTCAAGACAGAAGCAGCTTTAACTTGCTTGGTGTGTGCCATCGAACGGGCCAACGCACGAGTGTAACGAGCAGCCAGACGATCATAAAGATTGTCTTCTACAGCTTCCTCAGTGATTGAGAAAGCAGCTGCTACGGTCTCGTGGTTGTAACGCGAGGTGTAAGCCTCTTGTGCGTCATCATACGATACGCTGCCACCTTCCGACTTAGTCGGAGCGGCACCGAAACCCGACAACATCACTTCTTCTTCGAAAGCACGGTCAGAAGACTCGGTGTCGAAGATTTCAGCGTGTTGGTTTTCGTAGCGGTTATATTCCATGCCGAACAGGGCGTTGAGACCCGGCTCGAGTTCTTTTGCGAGTTGTGCGCGAGAAATAGCCATTATTCTAGTCTCCTATTACGCTACCGTTGCTTCGGCAGAGCCGTCAAGCAGGGCATGGTTGTTGAAGATCACGATGACCGGCAGACCAGCAGCAGTGTAGTCTTGGTTCTCAACGTCGTCTTGGATGCCAACGATTTTCAGCGGGAACGAAGCGTTCGCAGCGTCAGGAGTCGTTGTGTCCAATTGAGCGTTGGAAAGACCTGTTGTGGTGTTACCAGCATTGGCTGTGATCATTGCTGCACTTTCAAAGATAGCTGCGCGAGCAGTGGCTTTGTCAGTGAAGGTTGCATCTGTGCAGACAACAAAACGTTGGAACGGATTGTCATATACAAAACCGACGATATCGTAGTCCGTATCTGCTGAACCTGAACCAGGCCAGTAGTTTGAGAACTTCTTCTCGCCAGAAGTTGCATCTACGTATTCGCAGCCAGCAAAAACGCCGATATGTTTGTAGGTGTCACCAGTAGCGGAACCAGTGATGGCAATAGTACCATCGTTAGTAGCAATGACCGGTGAACCCTGATACATAGCGGACGCGTCTGACTTAATGAAATACGGAGTTGCGCCCGTAGTGCCGGCTACGCCGCCTACTACGCCGATCGGCTTAAGGCCGAACTTGACATTAGCATTTGCCATTTGTCATTCTCCTATTTGCTGGTGGCTTAATCTTTGTCGCCACCAAAAGTTACACGACTTTGCCGATCTTGAGTGATCGGCATTGAGGGATGAGATTCCCTCATCAGGTTTTCATCGACGGCTTTCATTTGATTGCGGGTCTGGTCCCGGAAATACTCAGTTCGTTCATCTACCGTCTCTTGTGGAATGCGGCAGAGCATAAGCCCACCACTTCCGATAACCCCAGCATGTTTTCCGTCTTGAATAACTGGATACTCTGTATCCGGATATTCTTCCGCTCGTACCGGTTCCCAACCTTCTCTCATACGAGAGTAAACGTTGTTCTGGTCGTCATCGCCACGGATCGCAGTGCGAACCCAACGATGGACATAACCGTGTGGTGCAGGCGGTGCATCCAACGTGCTCGGGGGAGCCCAAGGCTTCCTACGCGCAGTTTTTTCACGTGTCTGCGTTGCACGGGGTGTACGTTTTGAATCAGCCATTGTCTTACTCCTTTACAAACTTTGCGTATTCTTCGAGCGGAACACCAAGTTTTTTAGCGATAGCTACCTGTGAAGGTGAAAGCTTGACTGTTCTGCGCCCCTTATTTGACGAACGTGATGCCGTGGACTCAGCAGAGGCGACTCTGGGTTTAGCGGCTTTCTTGGGTTCTTCCTGCGTCGGCTGAACGGATTGTCCAAACTTGTGCGGGAAATCACCTTTGATACGTTTGTCGAGCTCAGTATAATACTCATCAGAAGTTGGGTCAAATCCTTCTTCTTCCACAAGTCTCCGATGAATACCAAATGCTGCGTAAGTCATAGTGTCGTCGTTGCCGAACCATTCGTTACGATCCGCCCAGGCTTGAGCCTTGGGGTCGGGTTCTGGTGCAGCTTGCTGCATAGCCTGCTGCGGAATCTCGGGAGCCTGGTACTCTTGCGGCTCACGCTCCACACGCAACTTAGCGTCGGCATGTTTGTCCTGCTCAATGGTGATACGGCTCACCATTTGCTGCGCTTCAAAGATACCGTCAGCGTCATCGGCTTCGATAGCTGCCTTCAGTTTTGTCTTTGCCGCATCTAGCTCACGATCTAGGCGACCACCCAGTTCATCAACGTAAGACGCTTCACGATTACGAAGCTGACCTTGCAGTTCTTCATTCTGCTTTTTAACAGCCTCTGCGTATTGTATGGCGGCTTCACGCTGTCGCTCTTCCTCGCGGAACTTAGCTGTCAGCTTTCGGATTCGGCGTTGAACGCTTTCTGAGTACTCAGCAAGCTCTTCTTCACTCTTCTCCGGTTCAGCAGAAGCTTCTTGAGGCTCGGCTGGCACTTCTTCCGAAGCAGATTCCTGCGGTTGCTCGGACGGAACTTCATCTTCCGTCTCCTGCTCTTCTACAGCATCAACCTCTTCAGACGTGTTCTCGTCCTCGATTTCGATGATGTGCTCTTCCTGATCTTCTTGCATCTTAGTCTCCTATAGCACTACGTCTTCAGGGTTCATGATAGTGGCGATAACTTCGTCATCATTGATAATGCGAACCTCCCCGCCATCCAGTTTGAAGCGCGAACCAGCATATCGGCCGATACAAATCCAGTCGCCTTCTTTGCACCACGGCTCACCCTGTTCGCCAAACTTGTCGGGGTCCTTGTAAGCCAGTGGTCCAACCTTAACTACGTAAGCAACAACTGTTGCCAACGCTTCACGGTCTTTTGCCTCATCGGGAATGAAAACACCCCCGTGAGTTTTTTCACGGCCCTTATAAGGCATGACGAGCAAACGCCAACCTGTGGGCTGTGGGACACGCTCCATCGCATCCTCTTCCGCAGCACGTTGTGCTGCCTCTTCTTGTACCTTCACGTAGTCAGGTAGAATCAATCCACTACTCATCATCGTCCTTTTCATACTTGTTTAGCAGAGCCTTGATCTCTTCGACGGCAAAAATTCTAGTAGTCTCAAAGAACGTCCCCACGAGTGTCAAGCTTCTCGTCCGTAATTGGACCGCCTTCAACCCATGAGTCACACGTCTTCTTTGAAGAACACATAAAGCGATGTGATTCGCAGTAGCCAAGATCATCGTCTGTAACTACTTCGGAGATGCAGTCGAGTATGCGACTGGTCATATTGAAGGCAGCGCAGTTGCCACAAACGACATCTGCATCTGTAGGTGGACCGTAGTTAAACTCCTCGGTCGCTCGGAGCTTGTTCTCCATGTTCATGTCGGTGTTACCGATTTCAACAGGACAACCGTTCTCACCCATCTCTTGGACAGGGGTCCCCGTTTGTAGGGCCTCTTGAGATATGGTGATTTTAATTTCCATGATTACTTCTTGGCGTTACCAATATTCAAAGCAAGAGCTTCGATGAATTTGTAAACTTTGGCAAGAGCTTCGTCATCTTTAGGAGTAGGCGTAATTGCACAAATAGCACTCGCTACTGAGATGATGCCCGTAATCCAATAAACTGCATTTTCCATTATCGTGTTCCTACGAACTTGCCGCCGCGTACGGCTTTACCAGTACCACGGACAGTGCCGCGATGTTTGCACTTGCCGCCTTTAACAATGCCGCCGTTACGATAACCTTTAACCATGCCGCCTTTGGCATAACCTTCTGCGTCACCCATCTCACGTTTGATGCGCTCTGCTTGGCGACGTTGGCTGTTACGGTTGGCAGCTTCAGTGTCCCGGCTGAACTCATCATCAACACCACGAGTAGTGTCGGCATTCAGAATAGCAAAATCTTTCTCATCGATTTTGCCGTCGTTATTAACGTCGATTTCCTTTTGCTCTTTGGTAAGCTTACCCATGACAAATTCCTTTCGGGTACTGATTTGCATCAGTATACCCTACCGTTTTAGCTTTGTCTTGTGTTTTAGGTACTCGGCAGTCTTGTCAAATTCACGGCCAAAAGCTATGCGCCGCCAGTAAGCCACGTCTTCTTCTACCTTTACTTCTATCTCGGGCAGTGTGTCACTTAACGGCACGACGTAACAAAGGGGCTCACCGCGCTTGATCATATACTCTCGCTCCTGACCCAGCGGAGGTTTCTTCAACCAGAGATTGATGTTGAATGCTTGTTGTCGCTCTGCATACGGTTCCCACGCGCCCAGTGCTGCTTCCCAGTCAGGGTTCGGCGGCATGACCGGAACTATCATAACGTCTAAGCCTCTTGTCCCCTCTAACTTCCAGTAGTCTGTGAGCTTTAGATTATCATACTCTTCGAAGGCTCCGGGGTGCTGCTGGTGACCATGATTATCAATACCGCCGCCATCCGGACCCCAGTAGTGAGGAACCTGCGCCGTGAAGTTTCCGTCGGCGTAATACGTCACCGCAACATCTGTCCATGAAGGTATTAAGATTGCCCGTCGAAAGAAAAGACTAAAAGAAGGGCAACGCCTGATTGTTCCTGCGGCGACATGCTTTTGGTTTTCAGCAAACATTCTTGGTGTTGGCGGAGGCATACCATCCGTCCACTTAGGCATATTAGAAAACCAAGAAGGCTTGTCTTGTGAAAGATACCTTGGAGCAATCTCAGGGGTGACCTCGAAGTTGTTCCTAAAAATCAACTTCGGTTTTTTCTTGCGCGAAAAAATCACGGGCGACCCTGACCTCGGTACTTCTTCCTAGTAGCTCTTTTGTTCTTATTCTTAGAACGTGTTGAGTTACCAATGGACGTACGTTTCTTTATGGGTTCCCGCTTGGTGACGGTAGTTTTTGATTTCGATGCCATTAGTTCTTAGAGCTCCGCCGTTTGTCGATAGCACGAGAGCCAAACCAGAAACTAATAATAGCAGCAAAAATTGCCTTGGTGTCTTCATCCCAAAGAACATTGATCGCATCCGCAAAATTAGCACCCGTTTTCAGGGCTTGTTGTAAGAGAGTTAATTCTATCAAGCAGAACAGCCCGAAGAATACGTAGGTTATAACAGGTCTTACACTGCGCTGCAATCCGGATATGAACCCGGTGCCTTTATTTATTGAAATATCATGTTCAACCAGACGAGCATGTTCACTGTCGTCTGCTTTGGTCTCATACATGCGGTATTCCTGGTCAAAACCAGCCGCACGTAATTCAGCCATTTTAGTCATTTTAGCTAATTCGAACTTCTGTTCTTGTTTAGCTTTGAAATGATCGGTAACTGCCGGAACCGCCGAACCAGCAAATCCCAGAAGGGATCCAATAACACTTAACATTAGTTGTTTTCCATTATGTACTGATCGTACCGCCGGGCAATGCAGGTACGACGCTCTTCAGTCTCTTCAACATAGCCAAACTGATGGCAAAGTCGTACCGCCCATCTTAATGCTTTTTCTTCTACCGTAATTGGTCGCCACTTTTTTGGAATACTCCGTTCGACACAGGCCGAGGCCAACAGTCCAACACACAAAACAAGTGCAACTTTTCTAACCATCACTCTTTCTTTCCGCTACCTAAGAACAATCCGAACGCGCCGGTCAACGCGCCTGTCATTACAGATACCAATCCTGCCTGTTCTAAGGTGGGTGTGTCAAGAGCCATGAACCACTCAACAACTCGATACGTCATTACAAGCATTGCTAACATTAGCAAGCGGGGAATAATACGCCATTCGTTTAATTGTTGAGGGCTCATACTCTTATTCCTCTAGATCGTAATCGCAGCTTTTTCGTCAGCCTTCTTTACAGGAGGCTGTGCCAATACTGGGCGTTGATTGTGTTGCGATTTGTAGAACTCGTCCCATCGACCAGCCCATTTAGAGAGAGGTATACCTTTGTCGGACATTCCCTTTCCAACTCCTTCGTGTTCAGATAGTAGTTTAATAGTTAGAAAGGTCATTGTAGCTTCTCCGTGCTAGGATGTGAAGAGACTCATTGTCGTCTCTTGTTCATTTCCCTCAAAACTGCGATGTCTTCTTGAGTTTCAATCCGTTCGCGGTTGACCTCCGAGCGATCTTCAGCGATGTCCTTCGTCAGTGCCATGCGGTCATAAGCCTGCTGGTTTTGCTGCTGGAGCCTTGCCTGCTCTAGCATTGCGTCCACTTGGTCTTTCGCCTGCTTGCGCTGCTGGTCGGCTGCTGCCAACTGTAGTTCCGCTTGGCGGATATTGACCAGTGGGTCCTGCTGCTGTTGCGGAGACATCGAAGGAATAATCTGCTGTGTCAATTCTGCAACACGTTGCGCGACCATGTTCTCCATAATCTCCGGTGCAACCGGCATCGGCTGAACACCTTGAGCGACTTGCTGCTGTTGCTGCTGTACCAGCATAGAGGCAACTTCTTCACGAGCCATGAAGCCAATACGCTGCTGAATGTTCGCCAACAGCGGACCAAGGAACTGGGGTGCGCCTTGTACCATGGGTGATTGCATGAATACGATGTGCGCTTGGATGTGAGCCATGTGGTTCTGACCCGGGAAAGCTTGGATCGGTTTCATATTCAAAACCATTGCCTGCTCCATAGCCGGATCAACCGGTTGCGGTTGAGGCGGTGCTGGCAATAGAGCTTCGATGTTTTTGACTTCCAAAGCTTCATACATACGGCGGTAAGCTTCCTGAAGATTGTGAATATCAGGGTTGCTTTGCGCCATTTGAAGCTGAGTTTGTGCCAAGCTCAAACGCTGTGCCATGGAGAAGATGTTGGGGTCAGAAACCGGCAACACATCGATGCGGCCGTCAAAGTCAGCCTGCACAATCTCAGGACCAACCGCAGTAGCATACGGATATGCTTCAACAGTATCGGCAAAGATTGAAGCCAGCAAACGGAACTCCTGACGCTGTGCGTAGTGCATCCGTTTGTGAATCGCGCTCATCACGCGAGAACCGCGCTCCAGTAGAGCAACAGTCGTGCCTACTGGAGCTTGGGTGTTCACATCGCCCATGGCGTTATCAGCAATCGCCGCATAGCGACGGCCGCTATCTACGATAACACCGAGCAACTGACCCAAAGTACCCGACGGTTCTTTGTACGGCAGCGGAACAATAGCGTTACGAAGATCACCACCAGGTGCATCGATATCACGGAACTCGCCAGGGTTCAGCGGTTCGTCGTCATTACGAATGCGAACGCCACGTGCCTTGAATCCTGCCGGGAGGTTGGACAGCGTTCCCGCATCGATTAGCTGACGCAAAATCGACGTAGCGGCTCGGGAGAGTCCTCCAATCATATGGATGAGACCGAATCCATAGAAACCCAAACCCGGCAGGAACTTGTAGTGGACAAAAGACTGCAACGGTTTGCGCTGCTCGTCTTCTTCATCCCAGTTACGGACGATGGAGAGAATAGTGCCGCTATCCTTCTCCATCGTTACAACGTACGGCAGCTTCAGGCCAGTTGGCTCACCATCAGCATCCGTGTCCTCAAAGCCCTCCAAATCCAAATAGGTTTGTATCTCCAGGATCGTGTAAACATCATCTCCCATCGCAGTTGGACGTACGCCTTGCAGTTGATCTTTCTTGTCCTGCAAGTCTCCGTCGTCGTCCATGCCCGAAGATCCGAGATCCACGTCACGATATACGGTAGCCAACTGCATCTTAACGATGTCGTTGTCCGACATTTTCATGACGTGTGTAATACGTTCAGCCGTGCGAATGTCTGTGGCGTAGTATGGAACAACCACATCCTCGGCCGGTACAAACTTGGACACCGCACGTTGACGCGCCAAGTCGAAATAAACTTTCTTGAATGTCGAACCACTCAACGGCAGATGGAACAACATCTGATCCATGTCCGGATCATACTCTTCCATCACTTCCATGACTTGGTAGTTCATAAACTGTTCAACGCGCTGTGCCTGTTGAACAGCTTCGGGTGTTTCATCGCCCACGCAAATCGTACGGACGGGCCCACCCGCTGGCAACATTTCCTTGTATGCCTGTGCTTGAAACTGGGTCACCGACTCTTTGTTAAAGCTTCTTCCCACTCGCTGCGAGATTCCATGTCGTCATCAAATGATGCTCCGAGATCCGAGGACAGCGATCCGAGGATACTATCGTCAAGAATCTCAGCGAGGTTGGCCGTGTGGCTATATTCTTCTGTCAGAACTTCAGTCGGGTCTGCGTCTAAGAAATCCGCGGAGCCGTCTTCATTCATCTGGAGAATCATATCCTCCAGTACTTCGTCCGTGAGACCTGGAGCTTGGCCCTCGATTTCAATTGCAGTTTCGGCAGCGGGATCTAGCGCGGGGCCACCGGCACCCATCGCTTCTTCAATCTGACCACCAAAAGGATTTCCACTTTGTGACATGCTTTCTTATACCACCTTAATAATACTGCCGTCTACGCCTCGGTTCGTAATCATCTTCCTCGTCTTCTTCCAAAGAAACAAGACCGCCCTGGCGAAAACGTATCAAAGCCATGGTCATACTATCACAAAAGTCGTCATGTTCGCCATTGGGAAATGATGCAACTTCTTCTATAACATCTTCCGCGAACTTCGTATCTGGGACCCAGACTCGTCCAGCTTCGAAAATAGGAGCCACCATGTGCATCCGAGTGGTCTTATCAACACCGCCGCCACCCCGTCGCCTTCCGGGAGAATACGTATTGACCGGGATGTTAATCCGCATGAGCTCATCAGCAAGAGGGATACCACTCGCCTTGGCTTCGATAAGAACCATGTCGGGCTCCCAATACTCGTACTGCTCGGTAGCCTCCTCTTTAAGCTCCGGGAAGTTGTATCGGTCTTTCTTCGCATCGAGAAGGATGATGTGGTCAGTGCCGTCCTCTTCCGGATCAAACACGCCCCACGTTGTGAGAGCCGTGTAGTCAGCCGTTTCCTTTTTAGAAAACGCGGTGTCGTACGATTGTAAGATATACTTGAGTCTCGGTACATTTTCCTTCTCCCATGTGCGCCACCAATCGCGCTTGATCATGGCTACTTCCTCGGATGTCGGATCTTGTTGCCACTGCGCGTTCCATTTGCCGGGGGACAATGACGACTTCACCCCCAGCAGTTCTTCCTTTTTCCAAAACTCAGGCCACAATGGGGACCCGGACGGAAGTATTGCAGGAAATTCTACTACCTCCCATTGATCCGCCATAGTGTCTTTTGCCTGCTCGTTCAGTAACCGGCCGGTAAGGTCTTTCTTTGACCAGCGGGTTTGTACGATAATGATGGTTCCCCCTGGCTGGAGACGTTGCCGGGGACCCGAGGTATACCATTCGTATGTGTTGTCATACGCAGTAGACGACAAAGCATCTTGTTCCGAGTGCGGGTCATCGATGATAAGCAAGTCCGCGCCGCGGCCGGTCATAGCTGCGCCGACACCAGCAGCAAAGTACTCGCCTTTGTGTTCGGTCTCCCAGCGACCAGCGGCCTGACTATCAGCCTTGAGCTTGGTATCAGGAAAGATTTCTTTGTACAGCGGGTCATCAACAAGGTCACGCACCTTACGGCCGAAGCGCGTAGCCAGTTCGGTGTTCATTGTTGCCTGAATAATTTTCAGTTTTGGGTTTCTGCCTAAAAACCAGGCAGGCATCAAATATGACGCTAGTTCACTTTTTGAGTGTCGGGGTGGCATATTGACGATCAGCCGTTTTAACTCCCCCCGGGCAACTCGTTCGAGCTTCTCGGCAATCACCCGGTGATGGTTCCCCTCGATAAAATTGTCGTACACGTGGTGAGCGAAAGCCATGAACTGGTCTTTGGCCTGTTCGCGACGCTGCAAAACATCTTGCTGTTCTTGCAAGGCAAGGATTTCCAGCAGGTCTTCGTGGGGGATTGCGTCTAACGCTCTATTGGTCATGCCCGAATGATATTATCTTCAAATGAATTTATCAATCCAAGTTATACAGAATGTATACTTCGTATACTTTCTATATATAGGGGTGCCCCCTCGACGCGCAAGCGCAAGGCAAATCGACCCCCTAGCCAAGTAACCCC